CACCGCTTGGCGCAACTTACAAACAAGGCCAGATTAAACTAGGCCGTAGTACATTGGTTTTGCAAGGTATTTACCGAGCGGATGGACTCCGAGGTAATAAGTTTCATAGAGTGATTTGCGATGAGTGGGCACATTGCCCGAATGCTGAAGATGATTGGAACTTTGTGCTTAGTCCGATGCTAGCAGATTATGAAGGAGATGCGTATTTCTTTTCAACGCCAAAAGGCAAGAATCATTTTTGGCAATTAGATCAGCTCTCCGAGACTATGGATGACTGGCAATCATTCCACTACTCGACATACGACGGCGGGCAAATCAAGATAAGCGAAGTCGATAGGCAAAAGGAACTGCTACCCTCTTTGGTTTTTGCGCAAGAGTTTCTTGCAGAATATGTCGATAGATCAGCGGCTAAGATTAAACGCGAATGGCTACGCACGACAAACGGTCAAGAATGCACGGCGTATTACATTGGAGTTGACCTTGCAATTAGCCAGAAAGAGACAGCCGATTATACGGCAATCGTTGTAATAGGCACGACAAAAGATGGTGAGGTAGTTGTAGTTGAGGCCGACCATTTTAGAGCGCAGTTCCAAGAGATAGGCCGTAAGATCATGTCAGCCGAGCAACGATGGAACGCAAGAGTAGTTGCAGTCGAATCAAATCAGGCGCAAGCTTGGATGGTGCAAGAGCTGAAAAGAAATACTAAGATGAATGTCGTAGGTGTGAGAGCGGACAGAGACAAGGTAATTCGCTTTCAGCCTGTAGAGGCAAGATATGAGCAAGGCCTTGTATATCATGTCCCTCATATCAATCCGGACTTTACCGAGGAGCTGCTTTCGTTTACAGGCACTCCGCAAGACAAGCATGATGACTTTATTGACGCGTTGGGTTATGCCTTCAACGCTATTCGCAAAACTCCACAGATATATGTATGAGTCTACTTGACCAACTTAGAGATAGAATCGCGAGCGCAGTTGCACCGCGAAGAAACGACAGACCGTATATTCGGTCGGGTGGCTCTCGCAATATCGGTGCGACTCAAGTCGGTAATGAGTTAAGCGCCTCTCTTCGAGGGACTGTTTTTGCTTGCTTGAATCACCGAGCGAATGCTTTGAGTGGTATCAAGTTCGATGCATACAAAGAGCAAAATTGGGAAAAAGAGGAACTCGGACGCGGTCACTGGACTAATGAGCTGCTTAGCAATCCGAATCCGTACTTTACACGCTCGCAAGTCTTTGGATATATTGAAAACTGGCTTAGTATCAATGGCAATGCGTTTATATGGACTCCGACAAACGGCTATCGCGTCCCCTTGCAGATGTGGGTGCTTAATCCGACAAGAATGCGAGTCATTAAAGGCGAGAATAACTTTATTGATGGGTATGTCTATCAATCCGCGCAAGAGGGCAATATAGCAATTCCTGAAAAGGAGATTATTCACCTTGCGAAGCTTCACCCAGCCGCGCGTCCTGAAGAAATAATCGGTATGAATATCTTCGGCGTTGGTCTTGTTTCAGCCGCTTTGGAATATGCGAACATTGACCGCGAAGTTAGTGCTTATCTTGCACGCCTCTTTGCGAATAATACAGTCCCGCCGCTTATTGCAAAGTTCCCCGAAAGGTTTGACCAAGATGAATGGCAAAAACTGAAAAGCGCATGGAATGAAGAACTACCAGACTATAAGCTCCGCGCTTTGCTTGGTGGTGGAATGCAATTAGAACTCCCGCCAAAAGGCGAGCTTGCAGTTAGCTATGACGCGGTAAGCCGTGATACCCGCGCTCAAATCGCTCAAGTCTTCGGCGTGCCCCCTGGAATGCTCGATGGATCATTCCAAAACAGAGCGACTGCAGAGGTTCAGTTTGCAATCTTTAGACAAAACACGATCGATCCCGAAGCGCTCTATATTGCTGAAGAGTTTACGCGTCATTTTAGACGTTGGGAAGAGGATGTTTTAATTGAAGCGCAGCCGTATCAATATGCAGATCCTGATGCTGATTTAAGACAAGAAGAGTTTGAGCTTAAGTGGGGTATCAAGACAATCAATGATGCAAGAGGCGAGCGCGGATATGATTCGATACCAAATGGAGATACGCCGCTTATTGCTAATGGTTTTGTCCCGCTTAACATGGCCGTTAACCCCGCTCCCGCGCCCGTGGTGGCACGAAAACTACTAACCCGAGCAAATGCCAAGCTCCCTATCGTTACAGCCGATGCAAAGGACTTGTTTTGGAGAAACTTTGACGGGATAACTGAAGCGAATGCTGGTAGCCTTGAGAATGTAATCGAGATGATTATTGCACAAATCAAAGAGCAAGTATTTCAATTAGCAGATGATGGCGTGCTAACTCTTGCGAATGTGGATGTATCACCCGAAGAACTCGCAAAATACGATGCAATTATTGCAGAGGCTGCAAATCAAGTAGCGCAAGAGCTTTATGCGACTCTTGCAATTGAGGGCGGCGTGCCTCCGACTGCAGAGGTTATCGCCTTGGTCGAAGAGTCAAGCGCTCAAATCCGCGATTCTATCGGAGTTATCAAGCAAGAAGTACAAGCGACTCTCACTGCAAATGCTGGTAAGGATAAAGACGAGTTATTCAAGATTTTGAATACCAAGTTCGACTCACTTCAAACAAGCAGAGCGCGTGCAATCGCAAATACGACAAGCGCAAATGTTACAAGCGGAATGCAATACGCAGTCTACAAAGATGAAGGCTTCAAGATGGTATGGCTAACTCAAAGAGATAACCGAGTAAGGCCTGCACACGCCGCAATGGAAGGCTCGACTCAAGGCGCGGATGGATACTTTACGGTAGTGACTGAAGTTCGTGATAAAGAAGGCAATATCATTGAAGTCAAAACCGAGAAAGCGAAGCGCCCTCTCGGCTCTGGTCTAAGCGCTTCAAATGCAGTCAACTGCAGATGCCAATTATTCCCCGTGGAAGCCTAATGAGTTACAAGCCGAATAAAGGAATGCAAGAAGAAGCAGAGCGCGCTATTCGCTGGGTCGAAGACGGCCGCGACGGTGGTACTCGCATAGGTAAAATCAGAGCGCGTCAAATCGCACGCGGCGAGAATCTAAGCGAGGATACTGTTAAGCGTATGTATTCTTTTTTCTCAAGGCAAGAAGGCGTAAAAGATGCTGAAGGCTTTGAGCCTGGTGAGGACGGATACCCATCACCCGGACGCGTTGCATGGGGCTTGTGGGGTGGTGACCCCGGATATAGTTGGTCAAAGAACATAGTAGAGCAATTAAAAAATAGAGGTTTTAATATGAATTTAATAACACGCGAGCTGAACCTGCAACTCAGGGACGGCTACGAAATGGAGGAAGGCTACGAAGAGAAAGAGAATGATCTCTATACTTTCGTAGTATCAACTCCCGAAGTTGACCGCTATGGGACAATCATAGTTCCAAGCGGTATAGACTATACAGCATATCTAAATAATCCCATAGTCTTAGCTCAGCATGACTCGGACAAGTGGCCTATCGGTCGCTGTTTGGGTTTTGCAATGAATGGCGAAAACCTAGAAGCTACAATTCAAATTGAGTGTATTACTGAAGAAGGCAAGAAACTTAATAAGCTAATCAATGCAGGTTTTGTGAAGGCCGTATCAGTTGGTATCATTCCAAATGAATATGAAGAGCAAACAATCGACGGTCAAAAGGTGACTGTTTACACAAAGTCTGAGCTTGTAGAGTTTAGCGTCGTATCAGTTCCTGCAAATCGCCAAGCCTTGCTTAAGAAATCAATCAAGACTTTACTCCAAGATTCAATTCAAAAATACAAAAAGGAAAGTAGAATGTTAACCCCAGAGATCGAAGCCAAGATCAAAGACGAGCTTCTTCCGGCAATCAAGGAAGCGTTTGTCAATGAGGTAATCAATCTCGGTTTCTCACCTGAAGAAGCCGAAGCATCCGTAAACGCTTTTATTACTGCAGGCGCTCCTCCAATGCTAGCAGTTTTGAAAGGCGAAGCAGAACCTGAAGTAGCCGAAGAACCAGCCGCCGCCGAGCCCCCAGTCGAAGTGGTAGCCGAGTCCATCGAGGCTAGTTTCGAGGTTCCCGAAACTCGCGTCGGAAAGAAAATTGCAGCTTCAACACAAGCGCAAATTAATGAAGGTATGGATATGATTCAAAACGGTTACAAGATTATCAAATCTGCAGTAGCCGGCGAAGCAGGCCGTTCAATTACTTTGAATATGCCTAAGAAACTCAATACAGACGAATTACTCAATTTAATCTAAGGATATTGCATAATGGAAAACATTATCGTAACAAAAGACCAACTGAAAGAAGTTGTAGATCGCAAAGTTGCTGATCAACTTCGCACACAAAAGCCAACTAATAACAATGGCTTTGTATCAATCAAAGCAGATCATGATGCACGCCGCGATCAAGCTCGCGTCGTTGCTGATTACATTCTTGCAGTTCACAAAGGACGCGACGGCGTTGCAGATGAAATCGCACGCAAAGCAAATGAGAAGTACTTGACAAGAGCAAACTTCAATACAGGTACAACAGCACAAGGTGGCGCGGCCGTTCCTCAGTTCTGGGTAGAGGAAATCATGTCTTTTGCAGATCAGTACGGATATGCAAGAGCACTCGCGAAGATCTATCCAATGCGCGGAAAAACAGAGAACTTGGTATCAAGCGGCGCATTCACTGGCGCGGTGGTTGCTGAAGGTTCTGGTTTGACTTTGACTGACTCAGCGAACTTCTTTACAGCGACTGCAATGACAGCTCGCAAAGTAGTTGCAGGTGCTATCGTTTCTGAAGAGCAACTTCAAGATGCTACTCCTGCATTCTTGGATTATGTAGTTAACGGTCTTGGCCGCGCTCTTGCTGAAACAGAAGACAAGCAGTTTTTCAATGGCGATGGTAACGCACCTAACTTCACAGGCTTGCTCAATGCTGCTTCAACTACAGTTGTTCGCCAAGGCGGTGCAAATAACTCTGGTAAGGATACATTCGGCGAGATTTCTTGGACTGACCTTTGGAACTTGCGCCTCGGTGTAAATTCTGGCGTTGGTGCAAACGGTGTATTCGTAGTGCCTCAGTCAGTATTCGGATTCTTGATGAAAGAAACAGCAGGCTCCCGCCCTGTCTATGATCAAGTACGCCCTATCGAAATTACATCCATTGGCTTAACAGCTCTTGCAGGTAATTCATACTTCACACCAACAGGCCGCCCGATGCACGTCGTACCAGATGCGCTCTTCCCAACAAGTGCAGCGAATACAGCATCTGCAATCTATTGCGACTTTAACCAGTTTACAGTAATGGGTATCCGCGAGGATGTAACAGTTAACGAATACAAAGAGTATTTCGGCGCGACTGGTTTGGGTGGTACTCATCAAAAAGGTATCGAAGTTGTCGAGCGCGTTGCTTTCGCATTCCCAGCTCCAAGTGCTATCGGTGTTCTCAAAACTTCAACAACCTAATTAGGTGATTTATGCTCGTAGATGTAATTCTAATCGAGCCGTATAAAGGCGTATCGGCAGGGTATGAGACTTCTCTCCCTGCCGAGATTGCCGAGGCTCTTATTAAACAAGGCAAGGCGAAAGATGCAAAGCCAGCGCCGAAAGTAGAAACAAAGAAAACAGGTAAATAACCATGCCATATACAAGCGCAAATCCGAGGGCGTTTAATGCTCTCATGACCTTTCTTAATTTGGAAGTTAATGGCGATCCGACCTCCGAGGATACGGCGCTGTATACTTGGTTTGATGACCTTATTACAACTTGCTATGTAGAGGCTGAAGGCTATTGCGGTCAGCCTCTCCGTAGTGGGACGATATATTACCAATTTTACGCCTCAAAGGCTCAACGCGGCCTCGAAGCGAATCACTCATGGAAATATATCCCCTATAATGCTAACACGGCTCTTACGGCTTTGCAGTGGCGCGAGAATGAGTTTGCAACTTATGCGAACTTCGACGCGGGTAACTATGCATGGAACGCCGAGCCGTATGCTAATTACATTGTCTTTCGTGATAAGACAAATGGACAATTCAAGGCAACGCTAAGCACTGGGTATTCAGATGCTACGATGCCATATACAATCTTGCAAGGCATAGCCGAAATGGTAGCTCTTGCATATAAGCAAAGTCCTCAAGGCGGTAATTGGTTCGGACTTAACTCCGTCGCAACAGGCGGCGCGGGTCAAACAGTCAGCCAATCACTCAAAACCGATATAGGATGGCATAAATACTTTGCTCAGTTCGTTATACCAACGGTGTAATAATGATTAATAGCGAAGCTTTAAAAGGCATTCTACGGCCAATCATAGCAGACTCTCTTAATAAGCTCCCGTTTGTAATGCAAGCGTATATCGGAGCGAATATGGAATTCAGAGGCGCGGCTGATAGAATAGCACCTTCGACAAGTTCAAAGCTAGCGATTAACTCTGGTACTCTGTTTCGTAGTTTCTCAAAAGGTCAGCCTGGAAATGTTTTCAGAGTCTCGCAAAATGGTGATAACTTCGAAGCAGAATACGGGTCGGACTTACCGTATGCAAGAGTGCAAGAGTTCGGCGGCTTCATTGCAAGCAAAGGCAATATGCACAAATACTTTTGGGCTAAATTTGCAGAGACAAAACAGCCGTATTTTAAGAATATCGCATTAAGCGTAAAAAAGAAAGGCGGCGTAAACATACCTGCCCGCCCGTACTTTAATCCTGCAGTCGATAGACTTCGAAATGACACGAAATTCGCAAGCGATATAAAACAACAAGTCATAATCGGAATACAACAATGGCAAGAGAATCAGCGGCGATCAAATCCATAGCAGATAGACTCCGCACAATGAGTGGAGTCAAAGTCTATGAGCAAGTAATGCTTGACAAATGGAATACTTATCAGTTCCCTTTTGTCGGCGTTCTATCAGGTGCAGACTCTCGCGAGGTAATAGGACTTGAAGACGATTCTGCTTTTGCAAATAAAGGCACGCTGGATATCTATTTGCTAGTCGGAGTGCAAGTCAAAAAGAACAGCACGGCGGGTAAGGCGAACTTACGCGAGGCATTGGCCGATCTATGCGAGGCAATCGAGAATAAGCTCACAAACTACAAGCCCGATGTCTATGAGTCCGATTATGAAAGGACGTTTTTTGCGCCAGTTCACTTTATAGACGCGCAAGCGGTCACATTCAATGACGATGAAACGAAAGGCATATCTTTCATGACATTTAGGACGGTATATTACAGAGGAGATGTATGAAGTTAAGTGCTTGTGTAATCTTTCAGGATGGAGATGACCTGAAAGGATGGCGGGATTCTTTGCCGAGTGATAATGTCGAAGTAATTGCACTTCGTACGGCGGTGAATCCAAAATTGAAAGAGCCTATTTTCCAAGAAGTCGGTAGGACTTCGGACCATATAGTACTCAATTGGGAATATCCCGACTTTGAAGAGTATTTCGACTTTAGTTATTGCCGTAATAAGCTTGATGAATATGCGACTGGAGACTGGATTCTGCACATGGACTCGGACGAAAGACTTGCAAGTCCTGAAGATGAGTTTTGGGCTTATCTCAAAGAGCTTAACGAAAGCGAAGCGGTCGCGGCTTATCTATCCATTGGAGGATGCAATAATGATCTAGATCCGCAATATACGCATATTCGAAAGAGGTATAATATACCGGCAATGCGATTGCACCGCCGAAGCGCGTTTCTCAAATGGCAAAGGATATGCCATGAGACGCTCGAAGTAGATCCGAATGGTACGGTCGTAGCTGATACAGACATATTGCTATACCATAAAGGATATAGCCAAGATAATGAAGTCTTGATGCAAAAAGCAGAAAGGAACGGAGGCCTAATGGTAAGAGAATACACACGCGATAAATCACAAAGAAACTGGGATTATTTAGTTAATACTTTCGCATATTTAAAACAATTATCTAAGAGGTAATATTATGGTAGTAGGCGGCGCTAACCTTAGCGTATTCTATACAGCAAATGAACTCGGTACAGCCCCTTCAGTCGGCTCTACTGTACTTCATACAATGAAGCGTAAAATCAAGACTTCATTGACAAGAACAACTTTTACAATCGATCAAAACGAAGACAATCCAGCGCTCACTTCTTTTCTTGAAAACTATGCACCTATTACAACGGTCACTGCAGATCAAGGCGAGTATGAGGACGGGACAAAATTCAACTCTTCTCAAGCGACAAGTGATACACTTTTGCAAATCGTTTATGGTGGTGTTGATACAGTAGAAAACAAGCGTAAGATTGTTTTGATGCTTTGCAAATTGGCTCAAGACGCTGGTGCGTTTGACCAAGAAAGCGGTAAGTACACAAAGCCAAAAGTAGGCGGCGATGTGGTAAACAATGATACAGACTTGGTTATTCCTGCAACTTATTTCTTGACTACTCTTGTAAGCGGTGCGACTGCGGTTACAATCCCTGCAAAGATTGGATATAAAGAGATCTGGTTTGCAATTCCAACGCCTTAATTCACACGGGGCGGGCAAAACCCGCCCCCTTATTTTCACTAAGGAGACAGCATGAAATTATATCTAAATGAAACAGCACACGAAGTAGCACTCTATACAAAATTGACCCCCGCTCTTTATGACAAGGTTACGCCGCTTCTCTCTGAACTTGCAAATACTAAAGGCGCTCAAGCAGCCGCCGAGACCGAGATCATGGAGAAGGTATTTAGCCGCGAGAGCCTTGCAAAAAAGATAGACTTAACAAAGGGGCAAGACGCATTCAAAGACATTATGCAAGAGTTCGAGTTCCAAGAAATTGTTAAGACTGCATATTTGAAAGTCCGAGCAAATCTATTCGAGCTTATCAATGTCGATGAAACTACAATTCCAAAAGTATTTCAATTTGTCAAAGCCGTAATAGATGAAAGCAAAGTGCAAAATACAGAGCTTTTAGCTGGTATTCAGTCCGAGCCAAGCTCTGAGTTTTGGCAAAACCAAGACTTAGACGGAATCTTGGACTCACTCAAATTTTTTCGTGAAACAGTATGCAGAAGAGTCCGCATTATGTGAGTATTACCTTGAGGACTTGACTGTATTTAACGACCCAGACGATGACGAGTATGAAGAGACGGACGGAGATGAGAGTGCGTATTACCTTGGCGAAATTGTAGGCTCATATTGGATATTCAAAGGCGTTGCAGGCGGCGATCCTGCAGCGTATCTGAAGCTATACTACGACACGGCTCGCGTGGATGTAATCCGAACTTATGCCTATACCATAACTTACCACAAAGAACGCCGCAAACTGGAGCGCAGAATCAATGGCCGATGATATAAAAATTAAACTAGGACTGGATGCTACCGAATTATTCAATGGAATAACAAAAGCAACTAGCGAGCTTAATAAATTAAGCACTACCAAAGTCGATATTCAAGAAGGCCCTATCATTGCTGATCTTAACAAGATCGAGCAAGAGGCAAAGCAAACAGGCGATGCAATTGATAAGAATCTTGGCGGCGGTGTTGAAAGTGCAAAGGGAAAACTCGGCGGTCTTGGTGATGCCTTTGCAGGACTCGGAGGGCAAACAGGCGGCCTCGGTAATGCATTCCAATCCCTCTCTGGTGGTGTGACTTCCCTAGTGCCCGGACTCGGCTCTTTGAGTGGCATTCTTGCAGGTGGTGGTATAGCAGCTGGTATAGCAGCCGTGGGTGGTGGTATAGCTTATGCAATTGACAAGGGAAAGGAGTTTGAGACTCAACTCGCATCCTTGAGCTCAATTACAGGCGTTTCAGGCGCGGGTCTTGATGACTTAGGCCAAAAAGCGCAAGCTATG